ATATAACTTATGAGTGAATGGGAACTCCCTAAAAATGTAGAAATACCGTCTATAGAAAATACAGGCGGCGGATTTATATGGGAATCTGGAGTATATGATGCAACTGTTAAGATGGTATACATTAATCAAACTGCATCTGAAGCAAAATGGTTTAATGTTATTCTAGAAAAGAATAGCGGAAATTTTTCAGAGCTTCGAGAAAATTTTTGTATTAAATCCGGTAAAGCTAAAGGTAATAAAACTTACTACACAAAGGATGGTACAGATTACCCTCTTCCCGGATATTCAATTGCAAATTCTATGTGCGTAGCTGTTACAGGTGAAAGTTTACCTAAATGCATAGAATCTGCAGAAAAGAAGCAAGTCAATGTATGGAATCCTGAATTAAAAAAGGAGGTACCTGCAGAACGTCCAGTAATAATGAGTTTAGTTGGTAAACCTATCAAAGTAGCAGTTCATCAAGTTATTGAAGATAAAACTGCTAAAAATGACAAGGGTGAATACGTACCAACGGGTGTATCTCGTACTGTAAATCAATGTAAATTCTTTGGTAATGCCGAAGGAAAAACTGCCGAAGAAATTGAAAAAGGTGAACCTGCAGCTAGATTCGATAAGTGGGCTCAGAAGAATACGGGTACAGTTATCAATAAATCTACTGGTAAAAAAAGCAACAATTCGGCTGCTGATATTATGGGTACTACATCTGAAAGCGAAACTACAGATTCGTTATTTAAAACAGATCCTCCGTTTTAATGAAAGTTTGCGGGATTGATCCGGGGGCTAATGGAGCAATTTGTATGTTGGATTCAAAAGATCCAGCATACATTGCTCTGTTTGACCTAAAAAAAGCTACCGTATGGAATATTTATAATCACTTATTTACATACAATCCAGATTTTATCTGGATAGAAGATGTACATTCTTTATTTGGAATGTCAGCTAAATCTAATTTTACTTTCGGACGTAATTTAGGAAGCATACATGCTCTATCTGAAATAAGTTGTTTTGGACGTCCACCTAATACAGTAACTCCTAAAATATGGCAAAAATTTATAGGTGTTACTGCCAAAGGTAAAGCTATTAAAAAACAAGTTGCAGAAATAGCTACAAAACTATACCCCACAGCTGATATACACGGCAAACGGGGAGGTTTACTTGATGGAAGAGCTGATGCTTTAATGATCGCTTATTATGCATTACATCATCAAGTACCAGGTTTACTGAATTTTTAAAATACCATCTGAAAAAATTATTTAAGGAGAAAGGATGAAGATAGAAATTAATATAGATATTGAATCCATAGTAAAAGAAGCACTTAAAAACCGAGATTCTTCATTAGAGATTACAATTCCTGTTCCTAAAGAAGCTACTTCAAATAGTAGATCGAAATGGGAGTATGGCCGTAAAAATGGAAGACGCCGTACTAATGAGGAAATGGCATTACATGAGCTAGAAATTAAACATGGTCGTCTATTAACTCCTGAAGAAAAAGGCGAGGCTAGAGCATTAGTTGAAATAGATGAAACTGCCGAAAACAAAGCTAAAGAAGATACTATTAAGAAAGTTCATATAGATAATATAACTGCTGAAGGTATGGCTGCAGCTAGTAAGGAACTTGCTGAAGAGGCTCAAAATACCAAGGGGGCAGAGGTCAAGGATGAAAAGATAATGGACTCAGTGGCATCTGGTGAGGCCAAAATTCCTAAAACTGAGGATTTAGAAACCCTTAACTCATTATTCTCATGAAAGACACATTAAAACAGATATGGATAAATTGCCAGAGTGTAGTATATACCGCTCTAACACTTATAGGAATTATTCTTGTATTGGTGGGAAGCCTTGTTGCACTTCCAATTGTATTAGTATTAGCAGTAGGAGCTATTATATTTATATCGTATAAAGTAGGAATAACCGAGGATGATGATGATGATCACTATGATATGAATAATATGTACAGATCAACCAAAAATTATAAAATGGAAAACAAGTATAGATCACTTGATGATGATTAATCAAATATACTTCTTACGGTATCTACTACTATATCTACACCTGTCATATTATTAGCTTCATCAAATAGCTCATCAAATTGTAATAAATTAGGTGAGAAATCCCCACCAAGCCAGGATGCATTCACATTACCTAAAGAATTTATACCAGTAGTATATTGAAATGCAGCAGATAATCCTACACCAACAGGATTAGTTTGGACTAATTGTCTAGACGCTCTATTATTACGTAGATAATAAGATAAAAATGAAGTTACTCCGACAGCATCAAGCGCTTCTAAAACTGGAGTTAATGCTTCATCAAATAGTACAAATGCATTAATTGATCTATGCAGAGCTGTATTCCATTCCATTTTTTCAACATTTACAAGATGTTCTATCATTACATATCTTCCTAAAAAGTCTGTCAACTGTACTATATGATGTGCTAGTTGATAGGGCTTGCTACCCTTAGTCATAAATAGAACAGCTCCAACATCACTTGTTTTCCATGGACCTATCTTTTTAGGTATTTTACCAACATATTTATCACTCCATTTTGAATTTCTGTGATTTACTTTAAGACGTCGTCTTGCTTGGTTGAAGAATCCATCTATCTGCGCATCATTAACATCTTCTACAATAAGTGAATTCACTCCTGCCTCACTCATTCTATGAATTTTATTTCCTTCTATACGAGCTTTAAGCCTAGTTACTTGTTGTGCTTCTGGACTATTTTTTCTATCTAAACCCCTAACTTCTATTTTATGTTGAAGCTTCATAAGTTCTTCTTTGTCATCTCGATATCTTACATACTCCTGCCGTCCTTCCACAATTTTATATAATATGTAGGACATAGGAATATTTCGCATAGATAACTGCGCAATATTAGAAAGTAAGTTATTTAGTACTACCTGAGGCATAGCAATAACTATACGATTCTTTCCATAAGTTACTACTGCTCTAATTATATTGTGTAGTATCCCGGCAACAAGTTTGAGACGAGCTAATTCAGGTCTTTGTAATATTTCCAATTGAGTTATATCATGCACTTTATAACCAAATACTTTATCAATTATATCCCTTCTAACCATAAATTCATTACCTACTGCGTATCTTTTTATATATTCTCGTACAGGCCTGGGGAGCTTTCTATAGCGCTCAACGTATACAGAACTAGGATCTAATAAATCGACAAATAAATCTTTATGAGATTTATACATATCCTCTTTTTCATGTATTAAAATATCTATTGTTTGTTTATTACTCTCAATCGTATTAACACGATCAACAAATCCAGAATTCATATGCGCAAATACATTTTGAGCTTCTAGATCTGGACGTAATATATCTCTAGTATTAGCGTGATTCATCATTACTCTAAAATCAGTGATATTTTGATTATCATCTAAAACAGGAGTAAGTTTAAGTCTAGTATCTTCTACTAAATTTTTAACTTTAGATCTCTTATCTTCTGATTGTTTAACTAATTTAATAGCTGCTTTTATTCTACGAAAATCAGGCTTATCTTTATTATCTCCTGTTTTGTGAAAGAACCTAGGATTTTTACTATATATCTCAGTTAAAGTAGTACCCATGGCACGTTGATTAGTAGTAGACATGATGCCTGATGCATCAGTAACTTCAGGTACTATTCGAGTAACATATATCATATTGTGAGCTACAGGGATTCCTGGGACTTTTCCTAATGCGTATGATTCGGTGTATCCTTCCAGATCCATTTGTTTTTTATCAGTAGCTCTACCTGTCTTTATATGAGTTAAATTATCTACACGTTCAACAATATATCCTTTAATCATTTGGGTAGGATTATCATAAAATAATCCCTTAAGTGACTGGCGTTTAAATACACGATGACCGTGTAATAAATCAGTAAAACCATTCACTGTAGCATCCTTTGCAAATTCACGTTCGCCTAAACCCTTAACCATTGATAGCTGTCTAGAATCAACATGTTCTAATGAAGCTAATGTTGCGTAAGCGTCTAAATGTGCAATATCCGATTTAGTAGGAGCTATTAAATATTTGTGTGCGATTGTATATGCATTTGTGTGTGGAACCGGTAATGCTCTATTTCCTATAGCAAGCCAGTAGCCGAGTTCTCTAGCATATTGCAATGCTTTATCTTTGTTTCCTCTTGCTTTTTTAAAGGTATTTTCAATAGCACTGAGTTCTTTTGTACGAAATTTTTTATTACCTAATAGTTTTATAATATCATTTCCAGATATGTTTATAGTAAGAAGACTTGTTAGATCTGTTCGAAGTACTATATCAGTTATAGCTTCTCTAAGGTCTACCGCCATTGCTCCATCTTTTGTAGCATCAACTGATTTCCAAATCTTATTAAACCATTCGGTAGTGTATCTTTCATGTTCTTGTCGCGCTTTAGATATATTATTTTTAGCATGCAACAATTGTTCAATTAAGGCTTCAGTAAGTATACCTCCACCAATTTCATCAGCGGTAGAGCGTAACGTCTTATTCAACATTTTATAAACAACATTTCTTTTTTCAAGAGTAACAGCACTGTCACTAAGAATTAATCTAGGTCCTTCAGCTATTAGACCTGTTACTTTTCTTCTTTTACCTTCGAAAGTATCATCATCTGCATCTACTACAGACATGTCATGGTAAAGATCGTTTCCAAACTTTATAACTTTTTTATCAGCTTCAGATAAAAATTTATAAGTTTTACTTTGCAATTTTAAAAGGATACTCTGATGCTTACTTTGAACAGCTACTAAATGTTCAACTACTGCTAGCATTTCATGATATGCACTTATGTTATTCGGTAATAAATACTTAGATCCGTATTTAGAATAGAATCTTTTATTTATTAGTTTTACAAAAATATCTATAAGAATATCGAATACATGCCGTACCTGCCCCCAAACACCTTCTCGTTCAGGTAAATTAAGAGATTTCTTTTTAAGATAATCAATTAATTGTTTATTAGTTACAGCATAAGCTAAAAAATTCATGAAGTTTATTGGCTTCATTATCAGGATTTCTAAATAAAAAATCATACTGTCTAACAGCACCAGCAATGTCTCTC